TAACCACTTGCATCCCATCCAATAATTGCACTAGAGTTATTTATCCACGAAATAGTGTTAAATAAATTGTTAGTCCAGTAGATCAAACTCGTCAACGAATTAAGTGGCTCAGATACCGATTCACTATCAATAGTTGCAGTTAAAGATACTGCCGTATTAACGTTTGTTGCCTCAATCGCTACTTTTAATGCTTGCTTTGTTCTGATTGGATCACCCATCGGCATCAAAGCTGTTTGAACCCGTGATGTAATGTTATTGACTGGATCGTTATATAACCTATATAGATTATTATTGATTGTGCCAAATAATGCAATCTTGCCACCAATAGGAACTGAAGTAATGTATTTCATGGCATCACCTTGACTAGTAATAAACCATTTCTTTTCAAAAAACACCGCCTGTACATACCTAAACGACTGCGTAAACTGAGCATCGTAATATCTAAAGTTAAAAGCAGCACATAAAATGTTATTTAATAAGACTTGTCCCGCATAAACAGGGCTTGCAAAGTCAATATTAGGAATAATCCCATCTAAAGGATCGGAAAGTTTAGAAGTTGTAGATCCTACTAAAGCATACACCCCGTAGTTATTCATAAACATGACCGATCTAAAATACGGGAATATAGCATCTGCTAATTGAGAACCTACCGATGCAGATACGTTTGTATTCGTAAATAAAGTGGTTCCATTAGTCTGAACTCGAACATCTGAAAACACATTAATTGAATCATCGCCAAAAATGTATAAAAAGTTGTTAGCAGACAGTAATTGTTTAATATTTCCATGCAAAGTAGAGTCAACTAAAGTAACAGACCCCGCAGATACGCTTGTAAACTCACTAAATGATCCTGCTGCCGAAAAATACATCGTTCTGCCTTGAGCAACCCAAACTCGACCACTAAATGAAGCAATTGCCACATTAGGCGTGTTATTAATTGTTCCTGTAATAGCAGCGTTAACTGTTGGACCACCACCCGCAATACTAACCACTAAATTAGCTTGATTACTGTAACCTGAGCCTGGATTAGTCATGATGACTTGCGTTACGGTGTTTCCTATAACCACAGCATTAGCTACCGCTCCTGTACCGCCACCTCCTGTGATTGTAATTAAAGGTGTGCCTGTATAACCCGCACCACCATTGACCACATTAACAGAAACAGTTGAATTAGCAAAAGATAGAACCCCTGCAATGGCTGTAGCACCTGATCCATTACCATCTGTGCTTGTAAGAGTAACTGTCGGTGCTGTTGTATAGCCAGAACCACCATTAATTGTATAAATACTGCCAACGGAGTTTCCGCCAGACACTAAAGTTGTTACAGCGTTAGCTTGAACGCCATTAGCATCATTGGGTGCTGAAATAGTAACTGAAGGAGGCAAAGTATAGCCTGATCCTGGATTGGTAATAGCTACAACACCAATTGAGCCAATACTAACTACATTTGTACCATCCCATGAATAAAGACCCTTTTCAGGATCTAAAATCATCATGTATTGGTTATTCCATTGGCAAACTGTTACGCCAGAACTTGAAAACTTACCCGCAGCAGCAATTGTGCCTTTTGTGTTGGTTTGAATATTGAAATACTGTGCGCTACCATCTGCATTAAAAGAAATAACATAATCAAATATGTTTAAATTAATTGAATAAAAATTAGCGGTGCTTGTAAAAGTAACAGCAGCATTTCCTGAATCGTACACTTGATTAGAGTTAGGGATAACCCTTAAATTAGCATATCCAATAGGTTGTGCATTTTCAATCCAAGAAAACTCTGTTTCATCAATAGCGGTACGGTTAGCCTTAGTGTCAATGCCTTTAAATTGCTTGACAACTTGGTAGGACTTTTTTTGTTCTGCCGCAGCCATTAGAACGAACTCGAATAAGCAGAAGGCAAACGCCGTGTAAATACTGAGTTAAGAACGCTACTAATTTGTTTTTGATATTCTTGTTTGTAAATTTCTGATTCACCAAAACTTTGTTCATAAAACTTAGCTAAATAAGCAGCATAAAACTGAACAGGTTTGGTATAGGGATCATTAATCACATCCGTTGTACTTGCCGTAGCCAGTTGCAACGCATTAGGCAATATTACACAATCAATCTCAATTTGATAAATTTGATCAGGTACAGGTCCTAAATAAATTTGTTGTTGACCATACACGCTAAATGCTAAAGGTCTGCCAATATAGTTTTGCCAGAACCTCAACCTTGCATTAAAGTCAGTCCATGGTAAATAATCCATGGGAACTCGTGTATTACCCCAATAGAGGTTAATATTCACAATATCAAGTACGGTAGCATTAGAACTAGGTGATAAAGGCGTAGAACCCATTAAACTTGTTAATGCAGCGTAAGAAATGTTCTCACAATTACCAACATACGTCAGTCCTGCTGTTCCGTCTGCAAATTGTGTAGTCGGTGGATAGTTGGTGTAGTTATTTGTATTGTTAGCAGGATACGGTGGTGCTGTAGATCCTGATGTTCCTGCCTGAGTATATTGATAAATAAAGATGTTACTAAAAACAAAACTATTTAAAGTAACAGCAGTATTAGCAACCCACGCAGTTGGATATGTTGGTGTAACACCATTTAAAGCGGCACTTGGTGGAACCTGACATGGAGTTTGCGTGACAATGATTTCTCTGAGTGCGCCCGTATCTCTAACGACACGCTCACGTGCAGAGTTGATGTAATCTGTTAGCTGCTGATCTGTATAGAAATTAGAATTAGCGTCATGTAACAGCCTACGAACATCGGTAATGTAACTTGAAAGCGTTGCCATCTAAATTCCATATTAATTATGCTATTTTAAGGATGTTTCCCCCTGCCTTCTTAGAAGTTGGCAAGGGTACTTTTTCCACCAACGGGGATAACGATTGGTCCTTTTTTGGAGGCTCAGTTCCAATTTCCCATTGCTCCAATATTGCTATTGCAGCTTCTAAGTCATTGCTGGTTTTACACCAACCAAGCCTTGCCAAATATTTCTCTTTATCTGGATCGTGAATCCCAAAGATGTGTTTTGCCACTTCTTCAGGAATCTCTACAGTTTGATCCTTTTTAAATTCATAAAAGACCCCAGCGTAGCCATCCTTCAATTTTAAATCTGAACGGTTTGTAACAAAAATACCCATATTAAAATGTAACTACATCTCCATAAACTGCAATACTAGCTGTGTTTGTATTACCACTTGCAGTAACCACATTGACATATAAGGCTTGCGTTGTAAAACCAGTAATAGCAGTATTAGCTGTGTAAGTAATCGTTAAGTCTTGATATTTACCAGCAGTTGAAACTGCCGTCAAAACTGTATTACCCACTACAACATTTGATAAATTTCCATCATTTGAAGTAGTAATTGACACGTTAGCAAGAGCTATATTACCGTTAGATCCCATTACTGTAATTCTACGAGGAATTACAGAACCCGATCCTGCGAGTGCCCCTGCATTTGTTAATCCACCATTTAACAAAGGAATTGTAATTACAGCATTTCCCGTTGTATTTAGTGCAGTAGATTGAACATAACCAATACGACCATTCCCGAAACTATCAAGGTAATACTGTGATACTGAATCTGGATTAGCCATTATTGTTCCCCTTAACTAGTAAAAGTTGAAGAAACGTTCTGACCACCATTAGCTGTATACAGCGTAAGAGTTTGGTTGGATGTTGTTGCGTTTGCACGTACATTGTATCCGTCAGAAAGAATGGTTCCACCAGAGTTAGAGGCAATATAAGTCACCCAGTTGTTGACTGCTGCTCCTGTAGCATTTACATAAGTATTAACTTCAATAGCAACGTTAGCGGTTGCAACTAAAGGCATGATGTAAACACCTGCGGGAACGAACTGAGATATTAAAGTACCTGCGTTCATTGCTGTGAGATTACCGATACCGATACTTGAAATAGTGACTGGTTGCAGATACGCACCAGGAGTATTTGTACTGGTATTAGAAATCAGGATTTTATTGGATGCTAATGACATGGTTTCTTCTCCTTATAGTGAAATAGAGTTGTAACCTGAAACCCTAGTCATTGACTTAGGCTTAACGCTGACTAATTCTGCAATCATTAAGACTGCGCCAACGTAACCAATCTGCCAATTCGGGAGTGTCGATTCAAATCCAGTAAATACGAATGAACCTTGATCATGAATATACAAGGACAAGTAATTACTGTTTATGTAATACACAGTACCTTCAGGGCAATACGGATCAGGGTAAATAGGAACACCAGCAACCATTAATGCTCTAAAAGCGGCTTGAGGACCATTTGCATCGCCATCAAAACCATTTCCAGGAGTAATAACGTACTGTTCTTGACCTACAAAGTCTTGCGCTAATAATGTCCAAGTACCAAATCCGCAGACACCAAACGTAGGCACTTCAGCACCGTTTTTAACGGTTCCAGAAATGTACTGTAAAGTATTTTGACGAGTTGGGTTAACGTTACCTGCGTTGTAAACTTTCGATTTCCACCAAGTGTATGTTGAACGATTGATGTTACCGTAAGTTGTCATGTTAGTACCATCATCAATAGCACCTGGCAAGCCAATGAACTGTTGTGTGTTGGTATAGTTTGTGTACAAGGCTGTTGCCATTGCATCCATCATGACGTTAGTCGCATCATTCATACGAGCTTCGATCAAAGGAATAATAGCGTAGTCTTGCTGAACTGCTCCTTCCATTCCGAGGAACGGGACTGGCGCAATCATCAGTTTTAAGTTGAACTCGGCATTGAAAGCACCTTGTTGGACTGAAGGCTGGTTAAAAGAACCAGAGTAGTCAGACCATTGAGCGTTAACAAACTGAGCACCTTGAACTGGCACGGTTACTTGTGATACACCACCTGAAGCCTGTTGACTGTTAGCAATCAACGCAGCCATCAAGGGTGTGCTGTTATAAAGCTGAACCACTAGTTTCGGAATAAACGCTCTACGGGTGACATAAGTCAATTCGTTGTACTGCGAGCTTCCTGACTGTGGGAGTATTCCGCCACCTATAGGCATAATCTATCTCCAAACAAAATTAATATATCCCCTATACTAACTATTAAATGCCAATGGCTTTTCTGCCTTGGTTTCTAATATCCTTTAAAGCTGCTGCTGCTTCTTCTCTCGCACCCATCTGTGGATTTTTCCAATATTTTGATAAATCAAATTTATTGAGTCCACTTGGATTGTAACCTGTTGGAGTTGGAGCGGCTGCTTGCTTCATCCAATCAAAATACTCTGCTGCTGTTTCATGATTGGAAATATTCTTTTCAAGCATAATCTTTTCAATTTGATCAACATCATCTTGACTACTTGCAAGACCTTTTGAGATCAAACTCTGTCTACGCTTGTCTAATTCTTCACGTGCTTCTTTTTCACGTAATTTGTTTTCAGAAGCAAGTAAACGGTTTTCCATTTCTGACATTTTCTTTTCAGCGTAATCTTGCAATTCAATTTCAGGAATTGGTAGATCAGGCTTAACTCTTTTTGTCATACGCAAAAAATCTCTGCGTGTTTCTGGATTTTCAGAAAGAGTCTTTGCTAATAGCGCCAACTCATCTCTTTGTTCAAACGAAATATCTTCTAAAGACATTTTTATCCCCTATTTAATTTATATAACTTTTTTGGTGTCACCAGGATGGGACATCGTCATCATATTCTTGTAACCAGCTTTTGTAGAAGCTGATAATCCACCAAACGGTGAAAATCTTGGTGTATTAATAATTTGACCATTTTTCTGAGTGTTGTCAGTAGGTCTGCGTGGGTTTGCTGCGCCTCTCGGCTTAAAAAGTTCCATTTTAATTTCCTTTTACATGGGTGGAGGAGGCATACCAGGAGGCATACCACCAGGGGGAGGCATACCGCCAGGAGGAGGACCACCAGCACCACCCATCGGAGGAGGGGGAGGAGGAGATGCGCCACCAGGTGACATACCAGGAATCATTGGTGCTTGTTGCATTGCTTTTCCTTCAGGCGTAGCACCACCCGCTTGAGGTAATTGTTGTAACATCTGCATAATCTCAGTTGGCTGAAGTTCATTGACCTTCGATTTCTTTGGTCCAATAAGTGTCGTGAGAGTTCTGATTCCTGCTAACAATTTTTGTCCTTCAGGAGATTCAGATCCGATTGCAGGTAAGGCTTGTTCTAATAAATCCATTGCCATAGAAACATTAAGCATTGCTGCTTCACGATTTCCCATCTTTGGCTCAGGCGTTGACATAGGTGACCCCATTGGAGGAGTTCCACCATCGGACATTGCACCTACATTTTCAGGCACAGGAGTTACACCACCAGGAGTAGCTTTATCCTTTTGGTTTCTTATCATTTCCATCAGACGATCTGGAGGTACACTCATTACAAATCCTATCAAGTTTTAAGAAAGATTAAACCTTTCTGTCAGTTTGTCAAGTGGGGGATATATTTCTATTCCCTCCCCCATGGGAGGTTTAGTTGGTCACCCAAAATAATTCTTGCGAATTACTTGCGAGCTTTACGACCTTTGCGAGCTTTACGAGCCATGCTAGTTCTCCTTATTAGAACGGTCACCTATTTCAAAGGTCAGGCAGCCACAACCTTTTTCTTCTCACGGAAACAAATTACCGCCTTGTTTTACGAGCTTTTTTATGAGCTTTTCTCATTGCTATCTCCTAGTAAAAACTTATCCCCTGGTTAGTCTTGTGCTTAAACTGCGTGTGCTTGGGCTACGTGATTGTTGCATCCCACTTGCACGATATTGCAAATTCGGTATATTTGCACGGTCTTTAAGACCTTGCGTTGTAATGCGAGGTTGATCAGCTTTCGGTTGTACGTTGCGTGTTGCCATTATCCGACAGGCTCCTCTTTCTTATGTTTCTTTGGTTCTGGATGTTGCTCTGGAGGTTTTGACGCTTGTTCTTTTTCTCTCTTTTGCAACTTCTCAATCAACAATTGTTTCATGGGTGGTTCAACTAAGTCTATCAAAGATTCTTTATCAATGCTACCTGTTTTGAACAGATTAAATGCTAATTGTTTTAAATCTTCTGTAAAGATAGGTGAATTGCTATGAGCATCCACCTTAACCGTGAAATCTTTAGTAAATTGTTCAGCAATAAATTTCTTACCGTTAGTATCTTGAAAATGGGTGTCATCATACACTTGCATGAGCTTCAAATAAAGCGTAGCCACTTTCTCTAAGCTATCTTCAATGACTAAAGCTCTCTTTTTAATTCTGGCTGATCCTAAACGAGCTAATTGTGAAGCATGACCCTGTGATCTCACCCCAGACTCACCTTTACCACTTAATACGTTAGATATTCCCGATGCTTCAGCAAACATCTCATCAACTTCGTGTATAACCTCAAATAAATTGGCTGGCATATCAGGAGAAAGCCTATCCACCTTAGCTCCAGGCATATCTGAAGCAATAAAAGTTCCTGCACGGTTTAATGCCATGTATTTCTCATCAACAATACCTGAAATACCTGAATACACCGTTGGGGGAGATACTTGCTTGCTTAAAATATCTAAAATCTCTGTCATGCGACTATTTCTGAGTTCTTGCAGCATAATCAGTCGTTGACATTCGCTTTGTCCCCACAAATAATCATATTGCGGATTAGGACAGATCTGTACAAAAGGACATTCGCCTTTAAGGAACATACTAGCTCCTGGGCGATCATAAACCACAATATCAGGTGAAGCCATGGTGACCACTTGATAATCTTGAGTGTCATCATTCCAAAGCCACATTTCTTTCATTTCTACGGTATCTTCGCCAATACGAGGGATGTAACGGTTCATACCGTACAAGTCCATATTGATGTTGCCGTAAATAGTAGGATTGGTTTGACTCATTACAATACGATTAACGGCTTCAGGCATATCGTTGTCGGATACTTTAACACCAGAAGTCACACGATCCATGATCGCTTGTCGTTTAGGATGTGAATACAGACGGGCTGCAAGCTCAGATTTAGTTATGTAATAAGTTTGAACGATAGCTTCTTGCCTGTCTGTATAGGGTATATCTTCTCGTAATACGCCAATACTGGCGGGTTCAATCATATAAGGATGAATACCCTTATTCACTACGAGTTTAATGTAAGTGGTGTTGTAGACTAACGCCCATTGCAATGCCATTGAAAACACTTGATCGGCATTAGAATTGAGCCATTCATCATTTAAGGCTTTAGTCAGTACGGGTGTTTTATCTTGTTCCACAATGGGAACAGACGCACCAAGATTAATTGAAAAGCGAGTTGTTTCTGCTGAATACAAAAAACTAGTTAATTGATCAAGGTGCGGATGTATCTTGTTAAAGTATGCTGGCGGTTGTTCTGGAGATACTCCAAATAAATAATAAGAACGTAATGTGGTGTAATCGCCTTTTCTTTCTTCTCTTGAAACAAGACACTTGTTCATTATGTCAAGGTAGAAATTCTCACGGTCATCATTATTTGTAGGGATTCTCATTTTTTAATTTGTAGATTTTCGTGATCTCTCATTGTACCGTTTGGATTAACTGTTGGTCCTACTTTAATTCCCGCTTGCGATGGTGTCAAGCCCGCAGATTCACCTTTTATAGATTGACTGTATTTCCCAGCCAAAATACTTTGCATATTCATGCCTTGGAACGAGTTGCCCCAGATGGCGTTGTCACCAGCACGGGTTTCTTTGGCTTGTGGCGTGGGTGGTGGGTTGACGGGTTTGATTTTGTCTTTGTTAACTCCTTTTTTACGGGTGGCGAATTTTTCGGCTTCTGCGTATTCTTTTTCGGAGAACTTGTTATTTCGTGTAAGGAACCCTGCTTGGTTCTCACCCGTTCGTGTGGATTTAATATTTGACATTCCAAACTCGATGGCAAGTTGTTTGACACTTTTGTCGGTGGCTTTTGTTTTTTGAGAAACCAAGGCAGGAGCTTGGAGAAAAACTTGGAGAACTTCATGAGTGCATCCTTTCATTGGACATTGTGGTGATCGGCTTTCAAAGTAGCCGTGGTGTTCGCATTTAAAATCTTTTAAGACAGCCATGTTATCCCTTTCTTAACTGTTCATCTAATGGTATCACCGAATAATCATATTTATTGCTGATACCAACCTTAATCTTAATCTCTCCGTTAACGACTTGCAAGCCTGTTGTTCTACTCATAATTGGTTTTGCTTCTCGCCTGTATTCCACAAATCGTGTTCGATCTTGGTTTTGCATGATGGCAACTTCTCCATTTTTCCATTCATTGTAGGCTTTGGACACTCGATATTGGATCCGCTCGGTCAAGGGTTCTGTGCAATACAAGAACACATCTTGAAGGTGAACCTTGGATATTCCCGCTAAATCTGCAAAAAGTTGTGTTGAGATACCCCGTGTTTGATCTTTTAAAAAGCGTTTCATAATCACTTTAAGCTCGCTCTTAGGAATGGTGGATGTGGGCATCATGTGTGAACTTTACCGTCTGAGCCATACACCCCAATTCTTTTTAAGTAATCACTTACATTCCGACCTACTGTGAGTTGTTCAGGAGTGAAGTCATCTTGGATTCTACTAATTTGACGGGTAATCTTTTGCATAATCAATCGGGGCTGGACTTGTTCAGCGTAGGCTGCTGAGGCTAAAGCGGCTGCAATCACACGATCATCTTTGTTTCGACCTGCTGCCTCGATGGACCCACCATCTCTGACCATTGTTTTCATTTCTTCAATGGTATCCAAATCCACAATATCCATCATGCCACGCTCAAAGTAATCTTTCATGTAAGAGAGCATCCTCTCTTTAGTTGCAGAAGTTGTGAGCCAGCCAATACTGTTGCTGACACCTCCCAAAGTATCATTCCTTCTCCAGATGTAGTTTTGCATATTGCCGTAGACATCGAGTAGATCTTTACCGAGGGCAGTCCCCATGGCGGAGGCTTGGCGTTTAAGGTTCTTGAGTTCGTTGATCACCGCTTGACCAGGACCATTGATTTCAAGGTTAAGTGTTGAGTTTTTGTAAGCACCTGCTAAGTGAGCGATGATCCACGCAAACTGATACGTATTGAGTTCTGAGGTGGCAAAGCTGGCAACTTGCTCTAAACCATCTGCGTAACATCTAAAGACTTGAATACAGAACCGATCTGCCCAATCACTTGATCCGTAAGCAGGATCAGCACCAATCACATAGTAAGCTGTATCAACAGGTTGTTCCCACACCTTTAAGGTTGCCAAGCGTTCTGTTGACTTTAAAACTTCAGTATCTTGGAAGTTCATCCCAAAGGAATATCGGTAAGATTCAAAGTTTCTCTTTTTAAGGGCTTTGACGGCATCTGTACAACGAGCGTTACTAAAGTAACTGCTGCCTGTCATGACAAAAGCGTAGTCCTCAGTTGGCGGAAACTCTTGATACATGAGGGCATCATCTTTAATGCCTTCAATCATTTTCCAACGCCACCACGCCATTTGTCTGGAATTGACTTCAAAGTTATACAGTTTCTTAATATCTTTAACCCATTCCTTTTCTTCACCTGTGAGTTTGCCATCCCAATACACTTTATAGGCTTGAGATTCAGGATCTAGGCTGTATAGCTCATTACGCCACCATCCACAAAAGATCGCTCGCTGAGTCCTCGCTCTTTTACTTGTGACGTACATATCATGAAACATATTAAAGCCCCTGGCGGTACTCTCAAAGACGTACAAACGCTTAGGATTGGTTTCAGCAAGAGAAGCGAGTAAAGATGCTAATCCCTCCTCATCGCCCCACGAACTTGTTTCAGTTCCATGTAAGAAAGTAATTCCTTTACCTCTACCGAGAGAGCCTTTAGCTCTAAGTCCTGCAACTTGATAAAAGATTCGACTTCTGTTCTTTAGGGATAGGCTATTTCTGTTGTGAGTCAGAATAGGAATCTTGTACTCTTTAGGCAAGCCATCCATATAACCAGCAAGGGTTCCTCGAAACATATCCCTGTTTTCTTCGGTGTCTGTCACCAGCGTGCCATTGAGTCCTGGATGAATATAATGCCAATACAGATCAAGAGCCAAAGAGATTGTTGTAATTCCTAATTGCCGACCTTTAAGGATGGTAAAGAAATGGACTCCTTCTTCCAAACCTTTAGCAATCTCATCCATCACATACTTCTGAGTTCCAAGGAGGTTACCCATCTTAATGAGTCCTTGTTCCTTGGTTTCAATCCTGAGTTGTGAGCAGAAGTTATAAAACTGCTTGAGGTTTAAAGCACTCATTTAATTCCTAAATAAGAACGCACGGTATCCAAAGTTTTAAGTTGTTCAGGACTGTACATTTTTGCAGCATCATCCCATTGATTGAATGTATATCCTCGAAACATCTCAGGTAATCCAGTCATCTGCATCCATTGATCATAAGGTCGTGCCTCATTAAAATTTTGTGTGTGGTACTGATACCGTTCTTGCATCATCTTTGGATCAAGCTGTCCTTGAAACTGAGCATACAGAGCTTGTAATTGAGGATCTGTATTAACCCCGTAATGGCTTACATAATCACCCAAAATATCAAGTGAGGTTGTTTTAGGGTTTAATACTTCAATTGCTGATTGTTTACCTTTAGCCCATTCTGGAAGATCATCACCTTGGTAAAACTCAAGCATATAAGGAGAATTCTCTTGAGGGTTATATTTATACGCAACATCCTTGTTTGCAAGATAAGGGTATTCTTTCTGGGCTTTCTCAAACATCATTTGACCCACAACCTCATTGTCACTAATTGCGTCATCAGCCATGCTTGCCAATCCTTCTGTAATCAAAGTTATTCAAATCCCAGTTCGCTATCTTCACCCGTGCTTTAGGATCTTTAGCACACGCCAATAGTCCTTGAACTCTTATTGGAGA